CCTCACAACGGGCCGTAATCGGCGAAGGTGGAAGTTTGAGTAGATCCCCGCCGAAAGGAGTGGCAAGCTTGATCATATATTTCAACTCGTCGAGTTCGATCGTAGCCTTCGCCTGACGTTTGTAAGATTTTACAGACCAGCTTACCGGTTCTCCACCTTTGCCGAGCTTGAATGCGATGTCTGCTTCATAGTCTAAACTAAATTTAGAAAACTTAACCAACTCTCTACCCAACATAGTTAAGGTAAAATTTTCGAACGAAAGCGACTGTGGTAAAATATCTCCTGGATTTGGCATTTTGATTTCCTCCTTTTAGTTTACGCCAACGCGAATTCAGTGGACCACTGAATAGCATCGATTCTGTCTTTGATGTACATCTTTAAAGTTGCGGGAAGAATCTTTCTTCCATTTATAGTCTTGATCGGTTGCAACTTGATTTCGTGACCGGAAATCTCTGCTTCTCCTGCACGTTCCATTTCCGACGATACTTTGGCGTCAATTGTAGCCTTAAGATAATCTAGGCCCCCGCTTCCAGAGTTGGTTTCTGTATCCGATTTCAAGAATGGAAGAGATTCACGATAAACGATTCGGTGCATTTTGTTTGCACGACGCAGTTCTGGAATATACTGAAAATCTGAAGTAGGTCCAGCCATCAGGTTGTCGGATGCAATAAAAACACCTTGATAGTCTGGATAAATTTGAAGAATTGTAAGACCTAAATCATCAAACGCGGTTTTATACCCTTTATAACCTTCATTCCAATAACGAATTCCGATCAAGGTTTTAGATTTGTTTTTGGCAACCCAAGCAGCACTAACGTTAACTCGATGAGCTGCAAGCCTCGCACAAAGAAAGGTCGCGGCGCTTCTCCATTCTCCAATCGTTCCCGCAAGTTCGAGAGAAGCGTTCCATCCACCGTTTGACTGGATTCCACCTGGAATATAACGGCCTTCCGCTCCAACAACACAAACCCTTTCGTTTTCAAAAGAATCCCACTCGTCTTGGATCCGCAGGAAATAAGTTTCTACGGATTCGGATGGAAGTTTTCGTTCAATTTCGAGTACCGCAAAGATACGAAAAAGATTTTCAGTTCTCATTTCTTCGAGGAGAGTAGAAACCGAAATAGCAAAAGCTCTATCCACTCCACCAACGTGGTGAAACCAATAAAAAGGAGTATTTCCTTGATCGATAGTTTTAAGGGTTTCGATTGCAGCTAACCTTGCTCCTAGGGATGAACCTGGACCCTTTATATTAAACGTAAATGTGTCACCTACATGAAACGTATCTGCAAGAGGGGTGTCATTATGAAACGTTGCGGTAACTCCAACGGCAAGCGCAATTACTCCGGAAACAGGAGTTACGAGTAAAGGCCCGAACGTATCCCCACCATCTTCGCTTTTACGATATTCTGCGGTTCCAAGTGCACCCGCTTTCGTAATTTTTAAAACGACACCTCGGTTTCCAACTGGGGTTCCCGAAATTGTAGGTGGATCCGCCAAGCCAGTGTTTGCAGGTCCAGGGATCATAGGATCCACGCTTCCAGTCTGGTCATTTTCGGAACGGATACAAAGGACAGGAACGGGAATCTCACCCACAGTTTCGTCAAATTCTTCGAAATGTTGTTTGAGTGCATCGACTAACTCACCCTTTACGAAAACGTCCTTACCCTGCTGGTAAGAAGAAATGAGGATCGGAGTATTTGCGGTGTATCCTTCCGCCTGTCCGATTTTCGCGTGGACTTTGTCTTCATACGGAAAACTATTTCCAAGTCCCCCAGAAACGTGCGTAGTTGAAACTGATCCTATAGCCATTACTGTCCTCCTTTTGTTATAATAACTTTATGAAATACTAATATATGTTGAAAATTATCCATCCTTTATACTCCTTCTATGCCGGACCCTTCTACTTCCAATTCGACTCCAGCCAAAGTTTCTTCTTCCTCGATCGTATAGAGTCCGTCTTTAAAAATGATTTCTACATAGAGTTTGTAGTTGCCGGTTTCTTTTGCGGGATCGTCTACGAGTCCTGTTTTACCAAGACGAACTAAAATCGGAATTTGCTCTTCGGACTTAATCCAGGTCCGAAGACTCACAAACAAAAGACACTGATCTAAGATTCCACGATTGACAACGGAACTGATTACGTCCGCATCCGGTTCATTCAGCCAGAAATCAACAGTGTATTTAAATTCCTGTTTTGCATGACACACTGCGTTTTTTAAAAATACGGAATTTCCTCGAACGATTCTTTCTAAACGATGTTTAATTTTTCTTCCCAAGGTGTTCGTAGGTTCCGAATATTTTAGAATCGCACACGGAATTTTTTCTTGGATCCCATCCAAAGGAGGTTGGTATTCAAAAAATCGATCCGGAGGAATGATCGGAATTTCACCGATTTTAATTCCTTCCACCATCTCTCGAATGTAATCGATGTGAGACTTTCTCATTTTTTGAAAATCTCCTTCAAGACGTCCCGGAAATTTTGAAGAATTAGTTCTTTAGAATCTTCTAATGCAGGTCCGACGTGAGGTCTTGCCGAAATTCCTTTTGCTTCGAATCCTCGCTCTAATACACGCGCTTGGATTGAATTGGTTCCCACGATTCGAGTAGAATCACCTTCTTTTACAATTTCGTATGACGCGGAATAATCTCCTTCTTCAATCAACGTCAAAGGAGACTTTCCTTTTTTTGCTTTTCTCTTTTTGGTTGTTTCGGAGAGTTCCGGCCAATTGGATTTGTATTTCTGAGTACGAATTCCTTTGATGATGTTCGCTTGTACAATTGCCGCATTTTTATCTTGGACTTTTACGAGTTTGTCTTGTCCTTTCGAAACTGCGCTATGAAGTGCCGGACCAAACGTATCCGTTACAGTAAGGAATTTCATACTTTGTTCCCTCCCGCTTTTGGTTTGGTTACTTCGATTCGTATCAGTTGAAAACCTTCCAGTTCTTGCACTGGATGGATCGTATCAATGAGCCACTCTCCTTCGGAATCTTCCTTCTCGATCCGGCAATTTGGAGAAAGAATTTCCGCACCCAAATCTTCCGGACGTATTTGGCAAACGGCACGGTATTCTTGCCTTTCCCCGACTTCGTTATCGTTAGCCGTATCCTTCCAAATCCAAACACAAGAAATGTCTTTGCTGCTTATATACGTCGTTTTCTTAGAAGCGTTTAGTCCAGATGGAGCAGGAACCGAGACAGGAGTAAGAATTTTGATTTTGGCTTGTGCTCCTTTTTCAAAAGTACGATCCAGCATTGAGTGAATGCTCATTAGGCAACCCCTGGAGATTCGGAAGGTTGTTTTCCAAAAAGAAGAAAGTAGGCTTTATTCCGAAATCCTTCTACGATTTCACCGCGTTCTTCCACGCTCATTCGAGAACGTTTGACTTTTGTCCCTTCGCCTCCACCGGTGGAAATTTCCTCCGGATCAAAGCCGTCGTTGTATCCGAATTCCTCAACGATTTCGGCTTTGATGAGAAGAACTTCGGATGTCCGAAGTTCAGTTGTGTACGGAGGATTATCAGGAATTACAACTCCCCAGGACGTTAGTCGTGCTTTTGCCAAAGCAGCCGTAGACTCAAGAAACTCCTCGAACGGAGAAGTGGAATCTCCGTCTCCTACGTCGGAAAGATCCAAGCTTTTGGCCCGGATCCTGAGTTGTTTTTTGAGTTCTGAGACTTCGTTTAACATACGCTTGGCGACCAGATTAAGGTTTCTTTGTTTTGTAGTGACAGCTTTCGGAAAAGAGTTTCGCAAACGCGAATTCGTGACTAATTACGGTTCCTTCGATTTGCTCTCTGATGAAGCGGTCACTTTCTACGAGTTGTCCCGCAGAATCTTCGTAAAGTTCTAAAGTCACATCCTTATTCCATGCGAGGATCGCATTCTCGTCCATGTCCGGATGAGTCTTCCAATTCACTCCAAAAAAGTTGAGAACCTGACCCGTTTTCACGTAACCTTCGAGAAGGTTCATGGACTGGAACTGTTTGAAGTTAGCTTCATCGGTGAGCATTTTTTCCAAAAAGTTTTTGGAGACAACGGCATGCGTAAACTCGACGCCTTGATCCGCAGAGAGAAGAAGACTTACTACGTCGGAATATTTCCAAACGGTTCCTAACGTTTGAGATGTTTTTGCTTCTGTTCCAGTATTTCCATCGCCGCTTTTGATTACACGGAGCGCTTCTTTTGTAATCTGCTGTGAGAGTTGCCAACCGAAAACTTGGAATATATTTTGCACTTTGAGAATTTGCATTCTCTTCAAAGACTCGTAAGTGAAATTGATTTCGAGTCCGACTGGGCTAGTTTCGATTGCTTTCTCCTGAGTTTTGATCGTTGCTTTCGGAAATTTCCCGCCGCTTTCTTTCGCCTTTTTCTTAGCGGTAAGATCAGAACCCTCGATGTCAAACGCGACTGATCGCGCCGCGCCTTGGCTTATGCGAGTTTTCACAGAATGGGTATCTTCCAACTTCACCTGGAGTTGCCCCATATTCATTCCGATGTATATGTTTTGGTTTATGAACTCTGGAAACAAATACCTCGATTGGTTCGATGACTTAACAAAGTCTTCTACGGAAAACGAAGCTTCTCCGATCGAAACGTTATTTGCCATTAATTGGCGTTCGAATGCGGATAGATTTTTTCCCGTCGGTGTTTCCGGATCGTAACCGAACCCGGATTCTTCTTTCTCCATAAATTCGTTCATGGAGAGACCGTCGCGTTTCGCGTCGGAATAGGCTTCGGCTTGTAAGTCGAGACGAACAAGTCCGTTATCTAATTTTACGTGTGGCACTTTAATTTCTCCTTATATAATGCAGGCTAATTTTTTCGCTCCGGTATCAACGGAGATGACGAGAACTCGGATCCCGCCGGAAGGGATGGTCTTGATTTTTCCAGTATTGTCCGCTTGAATATTCAAAAAGCCAGGAGCCGGATTGGTACCGGAATATTCATATTCGAATATTCCGAAAACTTTAAGTCCGAGAATCTTTCCCTTTTCATCCACAACCACAATTTGACCCGCTGGAGAGTCGCCGTCTGCACAGAGGGAAACCTCCATATTTGCGGTAAACTTAGCCGGTTTACCTTCGTCCGCTTTTGTCAGAGTTTGATGTTTTACGGTGATCGTTACGGGTTCAACGATCCCGCGATAACCGACTTCGAATGGTTCATCTAAAGGCATACTCGTTTCTCCTTTTTACTTTTTACTCAACTTGAAGGTGTCGGGACTTTTCTTTTGGAAAGTTTTTGCCCCACCTTGAGGCTCGCTTAAACTTCCGGAGGCACGACTGACTTTCTTCGATCCGCAGTCTTCACATTTAAGCGGATGCGAATTTTCTAATGAAGCGCCGTACTGTTTCGAAAACGCTTTAGCCTGTTCGAGATTTGCACCTTGGATTAAGGCTTCGATCACGGAGTCAGGTTGGTTTTTCGTAAAAACTCTATAAGCAGTGACAGCCCTTTCTCTTTCAGCGTTGAGTAGCTTTTTAGGTTCTTCCAAAAGGCTTTGGAGTTCGGCAACTTTGGACGCGAAATCCACGTTTGCTGGAAAAGTCTCGTTCCCAAAAAGTTTTGCGAATTGGTTTAAGTTGTTTTGCAAGACGGCGCTTTGACGTGCCCCATCTTGCAGTTTTGTGATAGTTATCCCCGCTTCTTCGAGCACGGATTCCATTTTTTCCGACGGCAATTCCACGAATTCGCCCTCCCCAGGAGACAGACCGAATTTTTGGGAATCAACCCCCAGAAGTGACAAAATAGTGCGTTTGATTTTCATCTTATCCTCCTGATTGTTTAAGTTTGTAAGATTGTTTTGTGGGAAATCGAAACCTGCGGCGAATTTCCTTGCGGTATTATCCGCAGGCACGGCGACGAGGGATGTTTCGAAAACGGATAGAATTTTTGTGACGATGAGGCGAACGTATTGACCATCAATTACCTCACCAAGATGTTCATAGAAGTTATCCAACTGAGGATGTGACTTTTCGTAAGTGAAAGAAACACCAGCGGAGTTCGCATCAATCAATGCCGGTTTCGTTTTTAGGCGTCCGATCACTTCAGGAGCGAATTCTTTATATATCCGAAAAACCGCATCGATACCGGGAATTCCATTACGATTCGTGAATATAGGATTGCGTGTAATTCCGATCGAGTTGCGAACGGTCCTTTGATGATCCGTATAAATTTTAGTTGAAAACTTTTCTACAGCGGTTTCTAAAATTGTAGAGTTTCTGAAATCACACCACCATCCTTCGATCAATACGGCCGATAACATACGGAAATTGAATTCCGCATATTCTTCGTTCTCTACGAGTTCGGTTGTATCACCCGTATTTAAAGGCGCTCCGTTCTGTAAAAAATTTGCGTGGAGAGAGCGAAACTCTCCACGCGCAACACCAGAACTATGGAGAAGAAGCCCGGACTCTAGTCGTAGATGTCCATTGGAATCGAATTTTAAATTTGCTTTTGGCACATGGCAAGAATAGCCTATGTGTTTTGAATAGAAAGAGGTTTAGTATAACGCGGGTCTTGAATGTCCGCTATGTCTTTACTTTTTGTTTGCTCGTGAATTGAGCCATTTCTCTACGTCAGAAATAAGCCAGACAGTGCTTCGTTCACCGAGTTCATACGATGGGAAGGGAAACGTCTGGTCTTCTTTCCATCGTAATATCGTTTTTTCACTCTTTCCCAAGAGCTTTGCAAATTCCCTGGTCGAGTAAAATAGTTTCCTAACGTGAGATGATAGTTTAATTTTTGATGATTTTGTTACGAGTGCATTCATATAATTAAGGGTTTTATAATATATAAAATTAAAGTTGTCAACTCGGAAAAATTGATGTAAGATCCTTTAGGGACTTACAAGATGATAGCGGACAAAAAAATCAATTCGGACCAATTGAAAAAACTTTGGGCCACTGCAAGAGAAGCGGGCTTGTCGAAAGTAAAAGTTTACGAAATCGTTTTGAATGAGACCGGGTCCGAGTCGATTTCTTCTTTAAATACTTCACAGGCTCATACAATAATCAATATTTTGAATATAGAGCGTCAAAGAGTTTTCAAACAAAAACCGAACGATCCGATTTTAGTCTTAAAGAAGAATCTTCAAAAACGTTCTTACGATCAAAAACAGTTGGCTAAACAAATTTGTGAAAAGATCAACAAGAAAGGAATCTACAATATCGATTTAGATTCGTTTTCCAAAAGGCAATACAAGAAGCCGTTTGATTTACTCTCTCGTAAACAAGCGGCGAGTCTCATTCAAGGGTTGATTGCGATTCTGGGAAAGTAGTTATTTTTTCTTTTTAAATTTATCGCCAAGAAAACTGTCATTTGCTTTCTCGTAACATTCCGCTTCGGCGCGGGGATTACTTTTATCGGCATGTCGAATACATCCTTCTGCGCTTTCAGTTTCGAGATACGGAATAACATCAAAATGTGGAGGAACTCTTTCACCACAAACCATAGCAAAATTTACATAGTGATGAAATAGTTCATCATCATTTGAAATTTTAAAAGCCTCTGTAGCCTGATCATTTCTAATAGCCAAAAACTTTCCATTTGCAGTTCGAACCCATATTTTTCCTGAATCACTATTCAGTTTGAATTGATTCAAATCTTCTTTTTTAATAGAGAGAATACCAAAGTCCGGACACTTCGAATCTAATGGTTCGGGAAGGGCCAGGGGATTATTAAGGATTGCATTGCGAGTATTATAGCAAATGGATATTGAAAGTTGTTCGGCCTTCGACCTCCAGAACTCGCTTTTTAAAATCGACGACTTTTTAAATCTCTTAGATTCTCCTACACATTTTTGGGTTTCCAGTTCCACAATGAAAGGAATCGAATAATAAAATGGTGGTTTTATCCCTTTGCCACAAATTGATTCGTAAGTTTTCATAAAACTATGGAAGCCCTTTTCATCTGAAATTTTAACTGCGTCATACGCATCTGTTGTCGGAACTTCAATTGGATTGCCCTTAACCGTCTTAACCAAAATCTTTGTTGGATCATTCCTTAGTCTTGCTTTCTTGATTTCTTCCAATGTGGGATAATTTCCAAATATTTGGCAAGGTGCATCCAATGCGTAAGATGATTCCTGTGCTTGAATCGAGATCAAGTGAAACAGTGCGAATAATATTAGAATTACTTGAAATAGAATTGATTTATTTTTTTCGAGCATTTGTTTCCTCCAGGTAACATTTACCAGATAAATGTTACCTAATATTTTTTAGTTGGTAGTAAAGGCTAACATTCAATAAAAAAGTTAACCTATTTAGATCTTACTTTGATATAGGTAACCATTGCTTTAAATTGGTTACCTGATTCAGTCCTAATTTCTATGGTCACATTCTCTATCTTTTAGTATCGATCTTCTTTTAGGTCAACATTTCTCATTAATGTTGACCTGGAAAATAGGTCCCAATGCCACATAACTTACAAGAAATGCAATATTTTTGCAAAATTTAGCTTTGATTTTTGTCGGGGGATATATCAATACTACACAGACGATTAGGAAATAGAGATCATGTTGGATAACTCAGAATTAGAGATGGTGTTGAGAAGGATCGAGGAAACTTTAGATGTTTTAGCTCACAATATTCTTTCAAGCAATGGTGTTCCAAAGAATATAATTATACGTGCGGCCACAGAGGAGATTTTAGATATAATTCAAACCCATTAGTTTTCCTTTTATTTTCCGAGCATAAGTCGAGTCATCTCTCGAATTCGCTTCCATTCATCGTCAGTTGAATTAGCAATAACTCGAACAAATTCCAGCATGCCTTCATGTTTCCGAATTTTAGCCCACAGTTCTCTAAATTCATCTACTTGTTTATGAATTTCTTCCGCAGATGGAATGAACATATCCCCCTCTCCTGAAAGAAGCCAATTTATATTCACACGAAATTTGAAAGAGATTTTAGCTATAGTTTCCTGCGAAAACGATTTCCCTTGATTCAATACGTTATTAATGAAAGCCGGAGTTAGGCTCAATTTATCTGCAAACTCTCGCTGCGTTAGCCCCAAAGCAACTATAAGCTCACGAACTCGTATAGAGACCTCATTTTGGTGAACATTATCCATCAATGTTCACCTTAAAAAAATATCCCAATGGCTAATTTTTTTGTTGAAAATATTCTTTTAGGATACATATTAACTAATAGTTAATCAGATATTATTTCGGCATCAACGGCGGTCAATCATGAACAAAAACGATCCAGCAATCGAGGAAAATTCTGATCATTTTTCAGAATCGGAACCTCGATTCATCCCAAAGGAAATCCGACAAAAAATCAAAACTGAACTTAGGTATCGATACGGAAGTGTCGCCGAATGGACCCGTATTCATAACTTAAATTACGGTTATGTAACCCAAGTACTGAGTGGTATCGCCCCTGGTCACAATATACGAGCACTTTTAGAAAACGAAGGCCTTTTGGAGCCGCTTGCAAGGGGAACCGCGTGATATCGCGTAAGACCGGTTCTAAATTGCCTCTTAAGATTGAGCTGTTCTCCAAACCCGGGAAAACCTCTTGTTCGATTGCCAGAAAAAATAATTTAAGTAGGTCCCTTATTTCTGATTGCATCCGGGGTCACAAAACATCTTCCCGCGTAAACGAAATCCTTCTGACCGAGTGGGAAATCTCCTTAGCAGATGCACGCGAGGCGTATAAAGAACATAAGGAAAAAGAAATATTAGGAAATCCTGTTACGTTTGAAGAAGCGTTCGAATGGATGGTTCGCAAACGTTTCGAATACCGCACAACATATAAGGGCCTCGTAGCCACTTGGGAAGAATTCCGTAAATCTCAATACGATCTTGTATATCCAATCTATAAATCTGCATTCGCTCCGAGGTTCGCCGCATGAAAACGATCAGTTTACAAGAATCAATTCAAGAAATGAAGCAACGAATGGAGGCCATTCCCAGACGTACGAAATGCAGAGCAAGGGCGGAAGCGGGTTATGCAGTCGTTCGAGCGATTAGCACGTGGCTTGAAAAGAACGGATTGCCGCAGGAAATTTCTGGAACTCGAAGAGGCCGCTTAATTCAAGCGATGAAATCAAAACCTGATTCGGTCATCCTTGCGTTCAAATCGCTAAACAATGCACACGGCAAACTATCCAGTAAAATGGCGCAATCGTTTTGCGTCAAAGGGGAAATTCCATGTTCTTGTTTCGAAGTCCGTAAGCAGAGAACAAATCCATCTGTATATTCTTTTGGAAGACGTGAAAAGAAATCACAATGAAACGATGTGCTAATTGCAAATTTTTCGAACCTGATTGGGAAGAACCTTGGGACGGTTATTGCCATAACCCGGAATCGGAGAGATTCAAGAGTTATGCGTACTTGAATGAAGTATGCGAATTGTTTGAAGAGTGTGAAAACATAAAAGCAATGGCGATCGCATGAGACTTAGACTTGTATATGAAATCAACGACGACGGAAAGCGCGACATCTTCGTTGAAACTAAAGACGGGAAGTTCGACATACTCGCATACGATTTCAAGTTTCTTACCGAACAAGGTGAGCAAATCAGAATGGATGCATGGGGTAATCCTAAACAAAGAAAAGAATTACTTCGCAAAGCGCGGAACGAAAGAAATGGCAAACTTTAAAAAAGTAAAAATGCCGAGCCGTAGGCGGCTGAGATTTGAGAAGGGATCCGAATCAAATCTCAAGACTCAATGGTTTCCGGAAACCATTGAGAACTTGCGGAGCTTTGAACTCATGACTAAGAAGGTAGAGAGATGAATCAACGAATTCTAAAAAAAGCAGAAGACCTTTCTCAAAAATACGAATCCAGACAAGATCAAATATCTTTTCTTGTCGGTTTTGTCGAAGGATACAAACACCTCAAAGCGACCAGGGTGGGAGACGATGCGTATGAGAATGGAAGAGTCTATGGAACAGACGCATTTATAGCAACAGTTTCACGACTAGAAGAAGAGTTTGTAAAAGAGATGTTGAGTAAACAAATAAACCGTCACCACCTAAAGAGAGTTAAATGACAACCGCAGAGCGAATCACATTTCTCCGACAGGCGTTATATACAAAGTATTCCGATGAAGTTTTACATGAACTCGGAGAAAAAGCTAGTTCCACGGAAAAGTGGAAGCGACTCGCTGAAAAAGCCCTCGGAAGATCCGCAATCTTTCAGACCTACGTTGAGAAGAGAGGCTATATCGCCGACTTTGCTGAATGGCAAAACGAAGAACTTACTGAAGAACGAATCCAAAAGGAAAAGAAATAAGGTGAAAACGTATCCGCTTAAATTTCGAAAAGCGCTTATTCATTCCGGACTTTCCGAAGTGGAATTCAAAACCTATTGGAATCGGCTTCTTGAAGTTCAAAAAGAAAAACACACTTCAAAAGAACTTGCACTTTTGATTTCAATTGAAGCGAAAATGAGACCGGCGTATTTGAATTTGAATCCGGCGGAAGAATATAAGAAAAACGGAATGCTTACAAAAATTCATAAGCAATTTCTAAGAATGCTTGTATGAAAAGTTACGTATATTTTCAACCTGCGCTACTACATTACAAAAAGAAAACATTATGGAATCGAATATTAAAGTATCTTAAATTGGATGTAAGCCGTGGATAAAAATATGACAGAACTACTCATTACCAGGCATACCATTTTGAAATCGTTTGTTTCAATGGGCATTACTGACATGAAAAAAATTGCAACAACCCTAATCGATTATAGCGCCTGTAATATGGTTTTTTTGCGAAAACATAATCTCATAGAAGACCACGAAGAGTTTATAAACGAATTAAAAATAGAAATGATCAGCTTGGAGAAGAAGCATGAACAAAAAAAACAAGAAGAACAAGACTACTAAACAGGCTTCCACAAAAACGCCTAACACAAAAAAGTTGTCGTCCGTTGCGGAAGTTTGGTCGGAAGAAGAAAGTTCGGTAACTGTCGAGAAAACAAGGGAGTTGGCACTACCCGAATCGACTACCCCCGTTCCATTGGTCACCCCGGAACAAAGACGAACAAGGCTCAACTATCTGATGAGTCAGATCGGAGCCGGAACGGAAATGATCCGAGTCGGCCAAGAGACCGTACTCGTTGCGTTAGCCGAAGTAAACCGAGAGCAACTTTATCTTGAAGTTCCCGGATGTGCCGGGATGGAGCAATTCGTAAACGATAACACTGTTTTCGAATGGTGGAAGATCGAAAAAGCTCTTCCTGCGGTAGACAAACTATTCTCTTCCGAAATCAACCGTAAGTCTTTGAGCGGGAAGAACGACAAAGTGCTTCTTCGAATCATTGAGGGACTACGAGAAGAAAACGCACTTTTTGAAGACGGAGAAGTTCGCTTCCCGGACGGAAGAGCGATGAGCCTTTCTGATTATGAGAAAAGTTTCGCTTCTAAAAACCAAAAAGAAGTCTCAAAAATTCTTACTGAAAAAGACAAACGAATTGGAGATTTGGAAAACCAAATCACGAATACAAAAAAAGAAGCTTCCAGTTACAAAGAAGCTATGGACGAGCTTCATAAAATCGTAGATGACCAGACAAAAGACACCGGTATTTCTCCGGAAGTAAGAAGGGCATTTCGAGAAAGACGAGAACTTTCAGAAATTCTAATGGAATCTCTAAACTCGATACAGTCGCAAGCAGATGTAATCCTTGCAGCACACGATTCCGATTTTTTGAAGCTTGAACATAGTTTAGAAAATGGTAAAGTAGTTTCCATTTTTTTAACCTCACTATCCGGAATTTACAGATCGATTCATGAGAAGTGGTCGGATTGTTTGCCGGTCCCTATGATGGAGGATTTGGGATGAAAATACTGGACTTAGGAATCGTAATCCCATTATACAGAGAATGGATATATGCAAAAACAGTAATACAAAACGCGAAAATTCGCGGCGAAATCGTTCAAAAAGCGATTCGAATTCTCGGACTTTCTAAACCACGAGTGTACGACGTATTTAATCGACTTGAAGAAGGAGAGTCGGTCGTTTCGGTTGCAAAAGTAAAACGTAAAAAAACTGGATCGAGACTCGGAAGTTTGGAAAAAGATCTCAGAGAGAAAGAAGGATTTATACTTTCTGAGTTGATGTACGCCGGTGAAGTTTTGCATGAACAAAAAAAGAAAACGAAAACGGAAGGGAATGCAAAGACGGTCGGTTATGCGCTCAATCGTGATTACGGAAAGTCGCAAGAATTTGCCATCGAGCTTGCAGAGAAACTCGGGAAAATTCGTCCTGGCGTTTGGGATCGACACAAGCTCAGACGGTGGCTAAACGACAAAGGGCTTGCTCGTAAACAGATTAAGAGTCCTCTGGCATCCATAACATGGTCGGAGCCTTACGCAAATCGTGCGTGGATGATTGACGCCTCCCCGCTAAATGCAGTCTATCTTCACCCTTCGAAAAAATACCTCGCGGTTCGTCCCGATTTAGAAATGGGAATCACACGAATCTATGAAGGATCGGAAGATTCTCAACTTAGAAAAGTGATTATCTATGTAGCGATTGAAGTATATTCAAAAACGTTCTATGTTCGGGCATACGCGCCATCTGCAATCGGAGGAGACTCAACACACGGAGGTGAGAATTCAACAGACCATGCAGACTTCTTTTCAAGAGCCGTCCTCCCGAAAGAAGACGATTACATTCCGTTACAAGGACTTCAAGAAATACTATATACAGATGGTCACTCTGCTTTCAAAACACTCGATCCTTTCTTTCGCCGTCTCGGAATAAAACGGATCCCACACTTTCCGGGACATTCTAAAGCTAAGGGTCCGGCCGAAGGCCGAATCTCTGCAATCAAACGAAGTTGTGAAGTTCGAATCGTAAAAGGAATGATTTCGAATTTGGATGAGTTGAACGAGCTTCTTTACCGTTACCAAATCCATCGGAATGACAAACTCGGAAATTACGCGAAATGGCTTTCGTCCGTTCAGAAACATCCTATCCGTGCAGTTACAAAACAAAACCTAAAAGACGCAATGATCTCCGAACTCATTCGGGACATAGATGCGTATGGTTGTGTTTCGATCAATGCCCGAAAGTATCTTCTTCGCTACTCTCCGGAAGAAGTCGCAATCGATCGAGTTGGTGAAAAAGTTTCCATCTACAAACGATACGACGGTTCCTATGTTGCAACCACAAACGACGGAAGACATCTCTTACTGGACGATCAAGGTCCAATCGAGCGAACTTCCGGATCTTTTGAAAACCTGGGTGGACGAAAGGGATTTCGAGACACAGAAAGAACAAAAAACCGAAAGAAAGCATTGAAGGGCGCCAAGTCCGTGGAAAAATCCCTTGTTCTTTCCGATGTTCTTCCAGACCTTCCGGAAACTCCATACGGAAAATTGAATATTCCAAAGTTGGATATGAAGACTCATACTCCCGCTCCTCCGACGGAATTTTCCACCGTGGATGATGCGTACGATTGGCTTTTAGAAGAACTCGAATTCAGTGAAGAAATTCCTGACGAAGAAATAGACAAAATCGTTCTCTATAATCTGAAATCCTGCAAGCGAAAGGTAGGATCGATTCCTGCACAAGAGGTTCTCGATCTTGTGGAAATGATCCGAGAATATTTTAAAAGTAAGGAATTGGAGAAATGAATGCACTTCTTACCAAACAACCTGAATTCGTAAACACTCGGAATACGGATAAGATCACAAAGTTAGCCTACCAAGCGGTGAAAAACAATTCTTGGCTTGCAGTTACAGGAGAAGTCGGCATGGGGAAAACGTATCTGTATAACAGCCTACTTGAATTTTTCTCCAACCAACCGCAAAAATACATTCTCGTTCATGTAGGCCCGGCTTGGGAAAGTGCGTTAGGTGGTCTTTCGATCGCGTTCGTTATGAAACACATGATCCGATCTATACGTTCAAGCGAACACGTTCCGGGTAATCTAAATGAAAGATATTTCAAACTCAGAGAACTTTTGATCTGGGCTAAAAGTATCGGTAGAAAAGTCGTTTTAATCATTGATGAAGCACAGGCTCTTCGCATCGGGGGACTTCGAGATCTTAAAAAAGTGTGGGAAATTGCGCACGAAAAAGAAGATCACCTGTTTTCAATCTTGATGTTTATGAAACCAGAGACTCGGATTTCGGGTATTCTTTCCAGTCCCGAAATCGGTTACCGAACGATTCAGGCTCCGATGAATCAACTCAATCATTCGGAACTGATTCAGATCGCGGAAGAAGGATTCAAAGTCAAATTCGAACGCGGGAAAGCGGGAGAGAAAGCGAAAGAATTATTGATTCGAGGATGTAGGTATCGAACTCCTTTAGCAATTCGTAATGCTCTTTTAGGAATTGCATTTGCATATCCGGAGGTTTTGTCCGACTCAACTATTCGGGAAAATCACGTTCGCAACTTTCTATCCGACGGTTATCTCCGAATCATGGATCGCTTAAAAATTTCCGTAAAACAGATTCGAGCCGGGATTAAAGAGCGTTATCACAAAGACATTGATAAGGTTACGATCGAAAATGCTCTCAAAGGAGATGGTGAAGTCTCCTCCGAAATTGAAGCGATAGTAAAAAATGAACTTGTGGATCGGATTCGAAATAAAACTCGCAAATATGACGATACAGTTTTTACAGAAAACACATGATGATTTTTGAATAAAGGAGGAAAACAATCATGGTAGCAAAAAAGAAAACGAAGAAGACGCCCGTAAAGAAGGCAAAGAAGAAAGCGGCTCCGAAAAAGGTCGCTAAGAAAAAAAGAATCCCGAAGGCGGATGTAGTTAGTTCGACCTCAAAGGGTGTGACGGTTGATGTAACTCCGAAAACAGAAGGAGAAATTCAAGATGGCCAAGACTAAGAAGTTAAAACCCGAAAGTAAAAAAACTTTAGTGGACCTTCCGAACAACGAATATAAAAGTCGAACCGATTTAGAAAAGGCAGTTGAATACATTGGTGAGCAGATGCTTGAGAAGGATCGACTTGTAAACGAAGCCGAATCTAAGATTGCAGCGATTCGATCTGAACTCGAAGAAGTATTGTATCCGGTTCAATCTAAAATTGAACATGTCACAAGTGGTGTCGCGTTTTTCGTAAAGAAGAATCGAGATGAACTTTTCCCGGATCCAAATCTCAAAACGTGTAAGATGATTTCAGGATCGATTCAATTTCGAAAAATTCCTGCATCCGTAAAAACAAAAGGAACCGCCAAATTTTTTGAAAAGATCCTTGCCGCGAATGGACTATTACAGCGTTTCAATGACTGGGCGGCGAAGTTATCAAACGTGTTTATTCGTGTGAGTATTGAACTTAACAAAGAAGCAATTCTTGCAGAACCGCTTCGCGCAAAACAAAAGTTAGGTGTTGAAATTAACGAAGAAAAAGAGCGCCTTTACATAAAACCTTCTCGACTCGAAGACGAAATTTCTGCGGACGCAGATATAGAGGCGGCGTGAAAAGAAAAGACATAGGGGACAGAGCTTTAGATTTCTGTTTGGAAACAATCGACGAAAAGGAATACGGTTCCCCCTATGTCTTATCCTAAAGCAGCGGAACGTCGGGCGTATAACCTTAGTGTAATCTCTGGATACAATCCGGAGCAGATCAGAGCCGCCCTAAAACCTGATTATCCCAAAATCACTGCAAACACCATTCGCAACTGGCTTTCCAAAGTTGATGAAACAACTGGAACGACAGCCTTGCAAGATCGTGAGAAAGCGCTCTTAAACGCAAGAAATGAAGCTTTAAAAGAAGCAGAAATTAGTCTCACGACTCTACGCGTGAATACAGTCCGCACTTTCAAAGCTATCAAAAAACAAATTTTCAACGAAGATGGAGATTTATCGATAGCATTCAAAAGCGGCGAAGGTGCGTTAAACACCTTTCGCGGATTGATGAACGACATCGAGCGTATGCTTGAAAAAGAGAAAGAACGAGTGGAGCCCGTTGAAGTTGCTCGAGGTGTCCACCGAGCAATCAAAGACACTCCTGCGTTACATACGTTTCTTAAAGCACATCCAAAAGTTTTTTCTCAATATATAGAAAATATCAAACGTGAAGTTTCGATGATGAAAGACATCGATATCGCATTCTTACCGGAGCTTACCGATGGCGAAGACTAAAACAAAAAACGCTCAGGAAGAATTCTTTCAAGAACTCGACAACCTCATCGGAAAATCATCTACCGAACGTGAAGGTACGATGGAAGAATTCCTCACCCAAAACGTTTTTGTAAAAGGCGACGATGATCTTATCCCTTACAGTTTCGATGGTTATTCATTTTGGAGAGATATTTGCAGAGAGTCACAAGATCACCCGTATATTATATTCCTAAAGGCGGCACAAATCGGATATTCAGTTTGGGCTTTAGCAAGACTCGTCTGGAAAATTTTTCGATCCAGTTACAAAGCTGGAATTTATTTCCCAGACGATACCTCGATGAAAGACTTTGTTCAGGACCGTGTTGAACCGTTCCTCAATCAATGCCCGATTCTAAAGCCACATCTTAACGACTCCAACGTAGACAATACGAGAACCAAAAAAATCGACAAAGCTACGCTCATAATGCGCGGTACGTGGACAAAACGTGGAACAAAGACAGTCGACTTGGATATCGTAATGCTCGATGAAGTTGATGAACACGACGAGGAAAATATCGAGTTTGTCGGGGACCGACTTCTTGCTTCAAAATTGAATTGGATGATGCTTGGTTCACAGCCATCACTTCCAAACATTGGGATCCACGCGGAATTTCTACGCTCCGATCAAAGATTTCGTCTTTTAAAATGTCCTTCTTGCGGTCATTGGACAAACTTAGTAGAGCGTTGGTTAAAAGAGCCGATCAGTATATTCGGTTTCGATGATAAAGAGGCGCTAAGAAATCCGAGCTCATCGAATGTATTTTACGCTTGCGAAAAGTGTAGCCGCAAACTCGACAATCAAAAAGGAGAATACGTTGCGAAAACTAAATCCGATCGTCGCGGATATCAATGCTCTCAACTCTTTACGCCGAGAAATCCGTTCTTTATCTATAACAAACTTCTTGGCGCAGTAACGAGTGCGAAGCGTAAAAACCTTACGATTTCTATTATCGGTTGGCCTTCTAGTTCAGACGAAGAGCAACCTTTACAGATAGATGAAATTCAAAAATGGGAAGGAGACCAAGGACTGAAGGATCACTCCCCATATTTTACTTACCACGGTGCAGACCAAGGAGATACAGTCCACGGCGTTTTTGGTGAACCTACACTCGATGGAAGAATCCGAATCATCGGACTTTACAAAGCAAGTATCTTAGACGAAGAACGTTACGCAGAACAAGTAACTCGATTTAGCGTGTTAAACGGAAATATCGATGCTTTGCCGAATCGTAATTGGTCTTTACGTATGGCTCTCCGATTTCCGGAAAATTTAAAGATTCAATACTTCACGAAAAAATATCGGGAAAATTCCGAGGTCGTTCCTGGAGCGGATGAGGTCGGTGTAATAAACGTAAACCGAGACGATTCTCTTCAAGATACGGTCGACGCAATCAAAGCCGGACTCTTTATATTTCCTAATCCACTTTTACTTTCCGAGTCGGATCTCAAGGCATACGAAGAATTCAAATTTCATCTTACGATGCTCGTTCGAGAGAAAGGAGAAGATGAAAATGGAAAATCCCTCTGGTCATTCAAAAAGAAAGTTCCGAACCATTACGGCATGGCTCTCAATTCATTAAGAATTGCTTATGAAACTTCGGGAACGGGATCCGGCGGATCCGGATACGGAGGTTTTGCATAATGAACTTTTTTGAAAGATGGGCAAATTATTTTTTTGGAACGTCTACAGCAATGGAATTTGCCGCAAGTTCCAAAAACCTGAAAGATTTTAGGCAAGAGACTGAGTTTTTTGTTCAGGATGTAAATCCATCGTTTCCATTGGAATCGATTTCACTAATTAAAAAACTCGTGATCGCTTTTCCCGACCTTTCCCAAGCAGTAAAAAGATCGCTTACTCTTGGGAATTCTGGAATCGAATGGAAGATAGATGCTGATGAAAACGGTAAGAAGAAGATTCAAACTGACATTGACACATTCTTTAAAAAGCATCCTGGAATCACGAATCACCTTCTCAGACAAATTTTAACAACCGGAGCTTTATCCGCTGAAATTGTGCCGTCCTTAAATCTTGATTCAGTGGCTGAAATTCGTCTCATCCCCGTTGAAAAAGTTATATTCAAAAAAGAAATCGACGCGAACAACATCGTTCGTTTTGTTCCATACGAAAAAGGAAAGTTCGGTTACAACCGGCTTAACGAAGAACAATATGTTTATGAAGCAATCGAGAGAGAAGAAGATTCTCCGTATGCGATTCCTCCCTTTCTTTCCGTTGTTCGATGGATCAATTCTCAATTCAAAACTCAAGACAATATCGATAAGACTTTGAATAAGTGGGGGCTCTTGGGATTTATCATTGCAAAATTCAAAAGACCTCGACTCCTTCCAGGGACAGACGCCAAAACGTACGAAAACCAACAAAAAGAATTCTTAACGCAAGCAAAACAATCTTTTGAAAAAAATTCTCAGAGTGGATTTCTCGCCACCTACGACGATACGACGGTCGATCACCACACTTTAACCGACGCCTCTAAAACCGGAGGCTTCGAAGCAATTTCTCGCTACATTGAAGAACAAATTTCTTCCGGTGCCGATATCGATTTAGCTCTCCTTGGAAGATCTTATTCAGTCACAGAGACCTATATAAAAGTCGCAGGAAAGTTTTTTCTACTAAAACTTGGGAACTATGTATATCCAGTTATTCAACTCTTGATCAGAGCAATCACGCTCGATCAGTTGCTTAAAGGAAATCGTTTTCAATCTATAGATGCAAGTCGCAAGAAATCAATTTCCTTAGATCCTCTCTCTGATGCACAAGCAAAGCTGACAGAAAAACAGGTTGAGAACGCAGATTTTCAGCTCGTTCTTGCTATGGTGAAATCGGGTGCGATCAGTCCCGAGGATGGTGCAAAACTCTTAGGACGAGACAAATGGTTTGATTCGGAAAAGTTAGAAACGCAAACCGACGCTGGATTTACTTTCTCGGAAAACACAGACTTAGAGAGTAAAAAAAAAGTCCTGATGAGTAAGCAGTTTGAACAAACCTCTCATGTTTGCGGTGACCTTGACTCTCTTGTAGAACTTGGCGCGTGGACGAAAAAAGAAAAAGAAGTTTATGCCTCCATCGAAGAAGCATTCGTTTCTCAATTCTTTTCTTCTTACGAAGATCGTGTCAATGAAGCTCTGAATCAGATTTCTAAAAAGGGAATCAATAAAGCTGATGCAATTGATACGATTTGGGGTGTTTTAGAAAAAGAACTTGGAAGCAAATTTCCGGAAGAAACTGCAAAAGCATGGAAGGAAACAATTTCGAAAGCCTGGGACGCTGGACAGGATATAAATAACCCGAATTCAAAAACGAATCCTCTTAGGATTCAAGCAAACAAAGACATATTAGATTTCTTTGATAAAGGATATAAGTTCGATATAGGTAAACAATTCAATCGTAAGGATGATATAAACAAAATAGAAAATGCGATTCGAGAGGCGGTGGAGTCCGGTTCAACTGATCAAGTGATTCGTAGGCTTCAAGATGAATTACTAGGTCCAGCGCAGAAAGAAAAACCAGGCAAGAAGAAAGAAGGCGAAACTCCTACCATAATAGATCCGAAAGCAAAACTTAGAAGAAAGTTAGACGACATTGTAAGAGGACAAATTCTTAGATCCCGGAATTTTTCCCGTACCGAAAGATTCGAACAAATAGGAATCAAAAGACTCGAGATCGTGGCCGTGATCGATGATCATACATCTTACATTTGTAAGAATATGAACGGAAAGACTGTCGAAGTTCGGACTTGCGTAAATTACGTGCGAGAATTTTTAGCTGATGATCCGACTCGGGAATATTTCTGGAAGGATCGACAGAATCCATCAGAATCAGAGCTAAGACAATTCGACATTGCTTCAAAATCTGGTGATGAGATTACAAGCCTTTTGAGAAATCAGATGCCTCCGTATCATGCTGGAGGTTGTAGAACAACCGTCGTAGCTAGTTTCAAATCGGAAACAAGGAAGGTTTCATGATTTCCGAAACATCAACTCTTAAGATTCAAGATCGGGCAAGACTTTATAACGAGTCCTTTCCGAATTACGCGCCGCTTCACGTTTTCAAAGAAAGGTTATACGGAGAGTGGGAGCTCGGGCAAAACTATAAAAACACTTCCGACTACCACGGAGCTTATCCAGAGCAATACTTAAAACGGCTCTTACCGATGTTTCCGGATAAATCTAAAGTTCTTCATTTGTTTAGCGGAAAAACTCCGCCAGGTAAGTATCTAAGGATGGATAAAAACTCCGCATTGAATCCCGAAATCGTTGGTGACGCCGAACTTCTTTCCTCGTATGTCCGCGCGTTCATCGGCCACTCGCTCGATTTAATTTTGGCGGATCCTCCTTATACGAAAGAAGACGCTGAACATTACGGTTTCTTAATGGTAAATAGAGGTAAAGTTCTCATGGAAGCCTGGAAATCTCTTGAAATGGGAGGACATCTTGTTTGGCTCGATCAAGTAGTTCCGCAGTATGCGGGAGATAAGTGGATGCTTGAGGGAAAAATTTATCTTTCAATTTCAACGAATCATAGAGTCAGAGTAATTTGCTTATTTAGGAAAGTATAATATGAGTAGTTTTGAAATTTTTGAATTGGTAATTATGTACACAATCGCCGGAACGCTGGTTGTCTGGGGTGTTTTGGTTATTTTGGCTTTATTGCTCATAGCGATAATTTGGAGAGAGGATATATTTTCCTTTTTCAAAACAGAAGCGAAGAAAAGAAAATGAAGATAATCTCTTTTGCGAATACAGAGTAATTTGCTTATTTAGGAAAGTTTAATATGAGTAGTTTTGAAATTTTTGAATTAGTAATGATGTACACGATAGCTGGAACTTTGGCCGTTTGGACGGTTTTAGGAATTTTTGCTTTAATCATCGCGTCTTTTATTTGGAAATCCCGTTTTGGCTTATTTACCACTGGCTTTGTCCAAGTCTTTTTAGTTGCCGTAAATACTTATCTCATAAGCAAAGAGAAATACATTGCGGTCTTTTTCGTGGGAGGACTCATTTCTTTTGTATGGACATGGAACGTCCAAAAGATCGCGTTTGGAACCTTGCGAGATCGAATCACATATGCGTCCGGCGCAGGTTTCGGATCTTTGATCGGATTACTCTTAACCGCATTCATTCTAAAAACATTCAGTCTATAAGGAGTTTGATATGAAAGAAAAGATCATTCAAGAAATTCTCGGAGAAAGAGAAAAGCAAGATCAGAAGTGGGGAGAACAAAATCACAACCCTATTGAATGGTGCGCAATCCTTGTTGAAGAGGTGGGAGAAGTTAGCAAAGCCGCACTTGAAACCCATTTCAAATATGATGGCAAGAATGATCTATCCGAATACAGAGAGGAACTGATACAGGTTGCAGCTGTTGCGTTAGCGATGATCGAATGTCTTGATCGGAACTAGATTAACGATGCATCAATAAGTATTTAAGAAGGTATAAGGATGAAAGTGTTTATTCCTATCGAATTCAAATATATCGAACCAAAAATTTCCGAGGACGTTATCGACAACACGACTCTTCTGATTTCGTTCATACTTCAAGCGCGGTCCGCGTTTATCTCTGCAATGGATGTTTGGTATGATAAAAACTATCCATTAAAAGACGCTGATATAAAAGAAGAATTTCAGCAGGGAGTTTTGGATATTTTAAAGAATCCTGATTTTTACGAAAAAGAAGTAACTCAAGCAGCAATTGATTTTAAGGCAGAAGAAACAAAATCAGAGTTTTCCAAATGAATACTGACAGGAAATCCATTCTTGATAAAATAAACAAACTTCTCGCACTTTCCAGTTCTCCGAATGCCAACGAGGCGAAAAGCGCGGCAAAGCAAGCGTCTGAATTGATTCAAAAGTATAATGTTGAAGCGACGGAATTAGAAAGAGGCGCTATCATTGAATATAATTTACCAACGGGCAAAAGACGATTTCGCCATTGGCAAAGATTCCTAATTGCCGCTATCGCTAAATCTAATTTCTGTAGTATCATCTTAAAACATTCGTGGCCCGCTTCGTTTATTATTCTCGGCAGAGAAGTAAATGTCGAAACGACTCAACTGATGTTTCAATATTTATCCGACGTCGCTCTGGCGTTAGCACCTAAACAAAACCAAACTAATTTTTTAGAGGGATTTTCATATGGAATCGCGACACGACTCCAAGAAGCCTCTGAACACTGGGGAATAGAAGAGAAATCGTCTATCGTTCGAATCAAAAATGAAGACCAAGTTGCGATAGAAAAATTTAAGGACGAGAATTATGTAAATTTACGAAAATCTAATAATAAAAATCTTAATATATGGAATAATGAGTTTCAATCAGGAATTGACAAATCATCGAGGGTAAGCCTTGCCAGACAAGTAGATAAACCCGTAAAACTTTTGAGTAGAAAATGTTGATGGATCATAAAATAGAATGTCCACATTGTAAGAAGCAGTTTGATTCGCCAGAAAAAGAAGCGGTCCGAATGGCAATGACGGAAGATATGTGGATGAATCACTGTGAAGAAATGTTCCGAAAAGGTTGGCGTCCTGGAAAATTTGAAAATCTTCCTGATTTCTTAAAGACAAAACGAATTGGGTTGTATTACGAAAAATTAGAGCAAAGAATCAAAATAAGAAAAGAACAGACATAGTAGACATCGAACTTTTCTAAAATTGTTCCCTTTGAACGATTATGGGATACCATCCTGGATGGATGAGATTCTTAAATACCTACCTCTCTTATCTCTATTATCAGTATTCTTTTTATATTTAATACGAAAGGAAGCAAAAGACGAGATCGTTAAAGCCCAAGACGTACAGAGAGAATATACTGAATTGAAGATCAAAGAAGTTCAAGAAGAATGTAAATATCATTCGCTTCAAGATCGTAATAAGACAGATCGACTTTCTGAACGGATGATGGAATTAGAGAAATCGCATACACTGGAAATCGGTTTATTAAAGCAAACCACTTCAACCACTGATAAGCGATTAGATATGATTGAAACTCGAATCGAAAAACTTGATACCAAGTTTGACGAGAAATTCGACGAACAAAAAGAACTCCTCCACAAAATTCACTCAAAGTTTCAAAACGGAGGATTCTCAAAATGATCTTACAAATTCTAAACATTCTTATTCCGCTTATCCGGAAATTCCTAAGCCTAAAAGCAATTCAAACTAATCAAAACTATTGGAATGAATCTTCGATTGCCTTGGCAAACAAAAAGAAAATTTCAAGGGAAGAGGTATTCGGTTCGATTTCGAACATACCCATTCAGCGAGATCCTATCTTTCGTTTGCCAGTTTCGAATCCTCATATCACCTCGAAATACGGATGGCGATACTTAAATATCGATGGGAAGAAATCTAAGCAATTCCATCTTGGAATCGATCTTGGGGGATATAATGATGTATTTGCTCCCGAAGACTGCATAATCAAAACCGTTCTTGGGAGAGATCGGAAGTATCCAGTAAAATTCCGTTGGGAAAAAAACACCTGGGTCAACCTGGTAAAATCAGGTGAAGTTCCGGAAGATCGTGCCTGGACTCCGTTCATTATCGGAATCGGTGTTCATTCAAAAAACCTTTATAAGTTCAAACACACGGATCCTAAAGTTAAGAAGGGCGATGAAGTTAGCGCAGGCGATCTGATCGGAAAATCTGGGAACTACGGATACAGCTTAGGTGCTCATCTGCATTTCGAAGTTTGGCCTTGGGATGAGAAAGCTCAAGATTGGAAAAAAGAAACCGATCCCGAAATATTCTTAAAAGCAAAAGGACTGTTATAAGGAAGGTTGCACATACATGATCGAATCTATTACTGAACTTCTCCCCACGGTCTTTTTAAACGGATTTTATATGAGTCTCGTTTTGACTGTTTCACAAATCTTATTTCGAAATCTTCCTCATCATTTCCTACTAAGCAACAAGAAACTCGTTGTGTTCCTTGTTGCTACGTTAATCGCTATTCCCTATAACATTTTCTATTGGATTACAATGCCGGAAGTTTTTACGTACTGCGTCTCATTCGATTCTGTAAAAGAAGAGATTTGCAAAATTCTTCCAGGATGGACGCTTGCGGCCTATCAGGCAATTCGCCTTTTCGTTTGTTATCTCGCAACGATACTACTCTACAATAAAATTGTGAAAGGCGTTTTCGAAAGATCCGGACTTGGACATGCAAAACCTGAGAACGAAAGAGAAGAAAGAACGGAGGAATTCCAATGAACCGAATTCAATTTTTCATTTTGATCCTTTTCTATCTTATCACATTGAACACTTGTATAACAGTCATAGCTCAGACACCTGATTCCGTAGGAATGCCGAAGGTTCTTCGAGAGGAAGCAAAAGAACAATCCAAGAAGGGAGACAAAAGAGTCAGCAATCTCCTGAATGCCGCCGCCGATTCCATCGAAGCGGGGGATAAAAATGCGCGGGCAGCAATCAAAGGAGAGAAGAAGACGCAGAAAGAAAACGCGTCTCTTCAACGTGAAGCTGGTTGGGGCGATGGACTTCAAAGTCTTGGATAGTTCACTATAATTTTGATGATTGGAATTGCGTTAATTCTCGTACTAATCTTTATCATTAAAGGCAAGATTAGAATACCATTCATTTCAAAACTATTACCACTTGGTGGTGGAAACGCTTCAACATCTTAGATTTATATTTATAACGTCCTTGGGAACAAGGGCGTTTCCTAAATTTTGTTTGAACTTTTTCGTTTTTCTTTACTATGTATAATAATAATTTATTATTAGAAATCTCGCTAAACCCACGTATTTTCTGAAATAAACTTAAAAGAACTGAAATTCAGTAACGTTTTTAGTGCACATTCCCAACGGGGGTAATGCTCACGGACA